TGGGAGTCTCGCTAATAATAATAGTTTGCATCTGCTGGAGAGTTCTGGAAATGGTTGCCCACGACTCTTCGTCAGCTGGTCGCGGTACATCTGCTTTGGGAGGGGACGGGAAAAGAATTTCTCGTCGCTCTAGTAACCTCAAAGCTGCAAAGTTGGAATCAGAAATAAACTCGGTTCCAAAATTACACATGGTCAGGATGTGTCTTCCTGTCTTTTGCTGGTGGGCCTCGTCCTCGGCGTCCAGAATAGGTCCGCCTGGAAGGCCCCTATGGTTCTCCGCCAAAATATCCTTGATGGCCATTCCCCCTCCACCTGCGTCCATATAAATAGATTGGACATTAAACGCCATGCAAAGATCTTCTAGGACGGAGGACATCTTAGGGAATGTTTCTTTCTGGTATTCTAGAGCGTGAACTACGCGGGCGGGATTATTGATTTCAACAACTACAATAGCGAAGGAGTCTTCGCTGCGGGCGGGGTCTACACCTAAAATATAACTTTTTCCGGTGGTTCCTGCAACCTGGGGAGCGTAGTCTTTGTCTTTACATGATTCTAAAAGTGAAGCTTTATAGAATCCATCTGTATCTGGGATGAAGGCCGCTTCATACTCCATGCTAAATTCAAGGCTGGACATTTCCTTCCTTGCGGAAGTAATGTTATCCTCATCCAGGAACCCTTCTGGTAGAAGATTATAGGGAATTCGAAAAACAGCGTACTTCTCGTTCCCAGCAAACATTTCTTTCTTGTACACAGAGTACAGATCGTACATGTGATTAAAGGTAAAGTATCCGGAAGAAGTAATTAGAATTTGGTTGGCTACTTTCTTACTATCTAGGTCACCCTCTTCAACCAGTCCCGCTTCCACCAGCTCCCTCTCTCTTTGAATTCTCGCGACATTCTCCATAGGATCAGCTACGGTAGCGGCCATAGGGCGGATAACCATATTGAAAATCTCTTCCGGAATGTGAGGAAACTCATCACATATGATAGAAAAAAAGCGGGATCCACGAATCTTAGTACCGTCTCCAAGGGGGACAGCTTGTATCTTTGATCCGGGTCTTCCCGCTACTGATTTGAACTCTATATAACAATTGTCAGATTGGTGGGTGGGCCTTTTAATTGTGGCATTCTGAAAAATGGTGGAGCCTTTCCATAGTCTATCACATTCGTCAAACATGAATTTAGACTGTCTAAAGGTAGGCGCAAGTAGTCCAACACGATGTCCCGGATACAACATACACTTCAAGCAGGCGAATACCCCATTAAGAAACGTTTTACCCGACCCACGACACATGATGGACATAACGTAGTTCTTATTCCACATAGCCCTCAAGACTACCTTCTGTATGTCTGCAAGTTTGATATTCAAAAGGTCTTCTGCAGCTATCTCAGGATATTCGCGATAATAATCTATTAGTTGTCGTGATTGAGTTAAAAATTCGGGATCGTCTATCTGCATTAAAAGTTATCTTCTCGTATGACCTTACTAAGCTTCTCTTCCGTTTTTTTATTTTCTTCAAGAAGTCTTTCAACTCGCTGTTTTTCCAATTGCCTCTGTTCATTATCATAATTGACTACAAGATCAACAATGGTGATTTCGCGAGCGTGACGGTCATCCTTCCGATCAATTCTTCTAGCAGCTAGGTTTTCTTTTGCGGATTGTTTGCGCTTATAGATTTTTTCAAGCGCCTGGTTGGAATGAATCATTGCGGCTGGATCATTTTTAGTTGCTTTTAGAATACGCATTTCCAAAATGTCAGATTTAGCTATCTCAAAGATGTCGTCAGCATCAGAAGCTGTCGGCTCTTCGTTTTTGAAATCAGATAGAAACTGTACTACTATACCTGTAAACCGCCTCTTTTCTGAGGCTGTGAATACTTCCCGCTCCGGTATGAGCTTTTTTACCATCTCAGGACTTAGTTTTCGTCCTCTAACAATTTCCTGGGCCTGGGCCGTACCGTCATCCCCATCGTCTTCGACGACCTCAGGAATTATGAACTCTTCTTCTTTCTTCCGGTATTGTCTTAAATTTTTGCGGCTATTGGGATTGTTGTAGTTCTTGGATTTAGGATTAGCTTTAGCTTTTTCTTCTAACTCTTTCTCGTCTACTTTCGGAGAATTAGTTTCATCTGTCATCCTTATTTTCCTTTCAGAACACAACTATAGGGGAAGGTGTAGCCTAATCCACCCTCCATAAATAAGGTAGTTGGTAGGTTAACTAGTGGTACTTTTTAATTTGTATTTGTCTGTGGTACTCATCCAGGAGATCTATGAGCACATCTTCGTGGGAGGGAAAAGAACTATATTGGTACGAAAGGGTCCCTACATATCTGTCAAAATCTTCCGTCTCAATATACCTTTTGATATCGTCTATTTCCTTGTCAGACTTAACATCTCGAAGAGCGATCAAAAGCTCCGTTTCGTTCTCTTCAAAGAAATCTGCTTGGTCTGGGTAATTCGCCTTTAATTCCACGAACCTAGCAACACAGCGACTATCAATATCTAACATTGCATAGGAGATATTTTCTCGCCGGTCGGCTGGATGGGGACGGCCCTGCAAAGACTTCCTAATCTTCTGTTTATGTTCCTCAGATTTAGGTCTTCCTGCAAGGGATTCTTTGATTTTTTGACGGGTCTCCTCTGAATGCGTGTAGCCTGGAGGTCGCCCTGGGGGTCTTTCTTCCATTTTAGATATCCTGAACCTCAATATTCTGAAGCTCGCTCTTACGCTCCACCTCAGTTTCAGTATAAGACATTTCGACGGGGCTTCCCAATAAAGTGGCATTTACCATCACTTTAATGTTTTCGCCCTTAACGGAGATTACCTTGGCATCAAAGCCCTTAAAGGGACCATGAAGCAGGGTAACCATGTCTCCGTTTGTAAACCGACTGGCCTTGATCTCAGAGAGCAGTTTTCCCTGGGCAGCCCTCATTTCGTCAATTTCGTATTGTTCTACGGGGCCAGCATAGGTGGTTATCTGGGGGTAGGCGCTTAACTTGTGGAACACTTCCGGGTGGTTATCATACCGGAGAAAAAGGTAACCCTCGTAGAGGGGGCGATCTCTCGTAATCGTACCACGTTTGGTAGTATATTCCTTTTTAATCTGAGGGTAGAAATACTTATCTATTTCCGGGCAGTTAGCCTGAATGAACTCAACAACAAAAGAAATTCTGTTCCGCTTAATTACCCAAGAATGCCACTTTTTCTGGTTAGGCATGACCGTCTCCTTTTCTCATCTATTATAATTATAAGCGGTTTTTCGGGATTATGCAAGCTCTATTGGCCTTTTTTCTTTTCCTTCTCGTGTTCTTCTTTCATTCTTAGAATATCGGAAGCTGTGGCAAACATTCCGGGAGTAAAGTCTCTATCTCCCCTTTTTATTGCTTCGGGGTTAATAACCTTGCAGGCCTTATGACATCCGCCGCAGACCTTTATATACGTGTGTTCTGAACCGTAGCTTTCATATCCACACTCAACGCATTCGAGCGGCACATCTGAACGATGAGAACGTACCACACTCTTTTTGGGAAAGGTAAAAGGAAGTCGGTCTAAGATATGTTTGTTCTTATCGTTATGGTCATGGATCATCTGCTTGTACTTCGAAGATCCCATTTCTTGTTCGACGGGGGACTCCCTTCGGAGCGTCCCGGGGGCTACCTCTGCGTGGCTCCTGGCCAGATCGCGGGGTAAAGAAGAAGAGGAGCTGTTTTCCGCATCCTTAGACATCTTGGAGGCTTCTCTCCGGACTGCGTCTACATTAACACTTGTCTTTGGCTTATTTTTCTTGGGCATTATGAAATCCTATACGATGTTTACTGTGATCGTTGATCTACCATGTGGCTTTCTTAAATAGCCGGACGCGCTTAGTAGTGGGGAGGCCAATGTAGAGGACGTACTCTGTCCTTTTCTACCATCCAAAGTTCCTACTGCTCCCTGGATCAAGTCGGCCTGTGGAGGATTGTTAATAGAAGTGTCCGCAATAATTCCCATAACGTTGTCCGTTCTAGAAGTAACCTGGACAGTAACGTCCATTGGCCCTAACCCTCGGTCAGAGGGGATGGGGTAGGAGAAGACGAAAGTAAAGTTCTTAGTGGAAGCCTGGGCGCTTCGATCTAACTCTCGATGTACAAAAGGCACACCATCAATGAAAAGGGTTGCACCCATTAGGCTGTATATATGACTTGATGGTGCGGACACAGCAATGGTATCTCCGGGAGAAAAAGTGGCTCCAGGAGAAGGGCTGCTAATGCTGGTGCTCGGGAAAATGGCTGCGAAACCGGTTGAGACCAACGTGGCTCTATCTATTTCCTTCTGGGCGTCCAGAGCAGCAGTGTCTACTGACCTGTTAGGAAGGGCTGGGCGCAGATCAGATGGTTTCTGTAACTGTCCTCTGCGAGCGGGTGCTTCAAAACTCTGACCTTCCAAAGGCCAACTTCCTCTATACGCTCTGAAGATTTGATTCCGAGTAGAACCGTAAGACTCTCTGCCCGTAGTATCTCCAAAGTCAATCTCACGGCCGCGAGGGTCGTCTCCTAAAGGATAAGTGGGACGTCTTTTCTCAAAGTCAGCTCCCGGCTCTCCTCTTACTACATTATCTGCGGCAAAAGAAAAACTAAGACCCCGGCCTTCAGTTGTTGTTTTGTCCCTCGTCTCCGCCATATTGTAGAACCTCCTCCATCATTGTGTCGAGTTTTTTAAAATACTCTTCAAGGGTGCCGTTATTGGAGATCTCTACATCACACACGAAGTTTCTCATCGCGGTCTCACTTGAATGTTCAGCACCAACTGTAACGCCGCCTCCCTCACGATCCACGCGGGCTACTACTCCTCCCTGCTTACGGATCCATTCTGCTTCGTTAGGATAGCGAACATCAGATATGGCAAAACAATCGTAACCTTGTTCTTGCAATTCGGGAATCGCCTCGTTGAATACTTTAACAACCCAAATGTCTGGGAAAATGTCTCGCATCTTTTCGCCTAGCTCTTGTAGGAGCTGGCGGGGACTCTTCCCATATCTCGGATCAATTGTCTCTTTAATTTCTTGTGACCCAAAACACTGTTCTCGTGATAGTCCAAAAATAACCATCGCAGCTTTCTTCAATTCGTCTGCGAATGCCACCCTCTTAAGTTTACCTGGATATTTTTCCTGTAAATAATTGGCGGCAGTATCCTTTCCTACTTGTGCAGTGCAACCAAATCCGACTACTTTCATAGTTATAATCCCTTCTTACTTTATGGGGAATCTTCTCATGTCTCGTTCGAGACGTGAAACTCCCTTTTTAATACTGTTAATATTTTTAGACACTTTCTTTATTGCCCTCTCCGCCTTCCTCAGGGGCTCTAAAGCTTGGTCGGAGGGGCGGGTACCGGGAATAACCGTAAACTCTACCATGGCCTCAGGACAATCAAACTTATCTCGGCAAACGCAGCGGTTGCGAAGATAATCGTCATACGTACAAAAGCACACAACTTCTCCGTCCGAGTTCAATCTAACTATCCCATGGGACTTTTTATTCTCTGACATAATTATAACACATCCAGTGACGTTTTGGAGAGGATCTTGAGCGTATGATCCTCATATTGATCAATATATAAC